CGATTAGCTCCTCCTACACTCAATCTATGCTAGATAAAGACATGACACACATTCTTGGAAATTCACAAGACGGGTGGACCCAGCTTGAATGGAATTCTGCAACAGGTAATTTTACATCAAGTCCAGGTTCAATGCTAACTACAAGTATTCCAGCCTATGACCCAAAAGGCTCAGACGGTCAAAAAATGTTATACGAGGGAGTTTCTAGATCAATGGCAACAATATTTGCCAACGATGTGACATACGTTCCTCCAAGCGACCCCAACGACCCAGCCACAGATAAATATGTTCCAAACACTTTATATAAAATAGCAACTACAGAGGCTCAATATAATTCAAGCTCTGATAAAGCGTTTGTTATAGGAACCAACATGTACTTTCCACTCATAGTAGATAAAACAACAAAACAGGTTACTGGAAATCAAATGACAACCGCTGGAATAGCTTTTTCATTAAATGCAAACAATACAAGCGGATATCTGCTTTCTATATCTACCACTCAAAATAGTAATGGGGATAAGACATATAGGGATGTAAATTTTTATAAAATTGTAGACGGCAAGCCAGTTGCAATGACAACAAGCCAAAAAGATGAAGATGGAAGCATAGTTACAAATATCAATGGTGGAGACTTGTATAAAGTTGAAATTAAAGGTCTTACAATAATGAATGGTTCTGAAGAAAATAGAGTTTTTAAAATATCTTTAAACGGAAAAATAGTTGGAATTACGGATACATCACCAATACCGCTAACAAATAAAATTGGCATAGCTTCTTTGCAGGGAGTAACATCGTTCGACTATGTCTACACAGCTAGTCTTACAAAAGAAGAATTTGGATCAACATCTTCTTTTGATGCATACGCTGGATTTCTTTCAACTAACTCTGCGATGGTAAAAACATTTAGTGATTTTATATTTAATAAAAATGACAAAGCTGTTACAGATGTGTGGCTTAGAGAGTTTGGTCCAGTAGCAAGAGAATTAAAAAGAATTACTGGAAGATATACAAACTCCCCAGGCTACCCCCTTTATCCCGTCATTGTACAAAATAATGATGTCACTCTTGTGGGGTCTTCGTTAGACCCATTTACAATGGACGTTTTTGTTATGAACAATACTGGAACTTTTACTAGCCTATCTAATGGTCAAGAAAAATCTTTTGTAATAGTTGGAAATCAAATAACCCCCTCAGACGCATTTGAATATATTGACCCTAGTTTAACAGACGAAGATCGATCTGAAGAAATAGCCTTTGATTCACTTTGGATACAAAAAGAATCGGAAGCAATTGCTCTTTCTAAATGGATTACGGAACAGTGGTCAAAACAACAAAGAGTTGTAAGCCTAGAAACATTTATAAACCCTTTAATTCAAATTGGAGATGTGGTTGAAATATCTTACCCAGCAAATCAGCTATATTCTTCTGAAGACGTAACCCCGCCATATTCAGCAGGAAAGTATGTGGTATTAGAGGTAGAAAATAACTACGACGATATTAGCCCCCCAGTAACAAGACTGACCTGTAGATCGATTTATACTGGATGAAATGGTAGAATGTTAATATGAGTAATCAAAAACAACCAGCCTCAAGAGCCCCTAAATCAAAAAAGCTTTTGCTTTTTCCAGGAGACAAGCTCATAGATGTGCTCAACCCAGACTTGTATATAATTGTAGACCCCTCTACACTTACGCAATCTGAAATAAGTTCTATATCAGGAGAAGAGTCGGACTCTGACGTAGAGGTTGTTGTAGAAACAGAAGAAGGGCTAGAGGCCCCCAACTTAGAAGATATTAAGCTGATAAGCAAGACTTTGATAACGGACGGAAATAAAAATCAATTTGTTGAATTTAAATTTAATGTTAAAAATCATGTTGGATCAGAAGTGATAGGAGTTATGGGATATGGAATCTAATATTTGTTTATCAGGACACTATGTTTTTATCCAAGATGGAAAAGAAATATATAAATCTAAAAATATTTTAACTAAATTTGGGAAAAGATACTTAACACAATATCTAGCTGGCCAGTCTTTTGTAAAAGATAAAGACATAGCAATTGGAATAGGTTCAAGTACCGCATCCGAAAACAACACTGGCCTAGATTTTGAATTTTATAGAGCACAGGTAAATCTTTCAAGCGTAGACATACAGACAAGTGCAACTACTGGACTTAGCACTTATGGCGTTGTTTATAGAGCAACTTTGCCCGTAGATGTTTCTGGAATTATATCTGAAGTTGGCCTTTATCCAAGTGTTACTTTGGGAGCAACCGATTATTCAAGTAGATCTATTACTAATTTTTCTGACTACCAACAGTGGACTTTAGATGACGGATCATACTCAACTGCAGTTATATCTCCAACACCAAGGTTTGGCTCTAATAACTTATCAATCTCTGCAACTCCCTCTACCACAAATCAATATTCCGCTAACATAAGTTTAGATATTACTGGATATAGTCAAAATGACAGCTTAACATTTGCTTACGTGCAAAACGATTTAAACTTAGACTATGTTTTTGTTAGACTGTACAGTTCGTCTACAGACTATTATGAGATTAGATATTCTGGAGATTTGTCTATTGGAAACAAGTTAAAGTCATTAACACTAAACAACCTGTACTCTAGCGGATTTGAATCTGGTTCCCCAGATAGCTCATCGATAATAAAGATATCGGTTGGGGTTAAAGCAAAGTCGTCTGGCGCATGCAATGTTTTATTTGATGGCGTAAGGCTTAATGACGAAGATTCATTCAGATCAGATTATGGATTAATTAGTAGATCTGTAATTGCAAATCCAATTACTAAATCAATCGGCAGACAGATGGATATTGAATATAGATTAGGAATAGCATTCTAAAATGGCAGATGGATCTTATAAGGGATACACCCCACCAGACTTAAATAAAAATAATTCCGATGCTGCTAACGCTGCCTCAAATTCATCCAGTGAGTCATACGATAAAATTATAAGACTTCCATTAGTAAAAAATAAAAAGTATACATTTTGGTTTACATATTTGTTTGAAGATGCAGAAACTAAAGAAATCACAGAAGGCCCTAGGTCAGCATCAGTACAGCATACCTTTGATATTCCAAATTTAACCAAGCCAGTTTTAAACTTAACGTTGACCCCATCTTACAGGGCCTATGGAGTAAAGTTTGATATTGACCCATTAAGCGTACAAGAAGATATTGTTATATTTGAAAGTTTAACTGGCACATTCACTGGAGAAGAGTATATAGTTTATGTAGGCACATCAACTAATGTTACAATACAAACTGGAAGCACAGCTCCTAGGTGGGTAAAGGTTACTGTAAGAGATAAGTGGGACGACTCTAATAGATCTAGCGTTACAGCGGGGCCTGTTACTCCACTAAACCCAGACCCAGACACAACTTTTACAGTTGAAAATCCAGCTTCAACCACAGCCACAGCATCGATTGATCCAAAAGATTTAAGTGGATTTAGCGTAGTTTCTTCATTGACTTGGGCTGTTTCAACTAATACCAAAACTGCTGGTTACGCAATCAGATGGTCAACAACAAATCCAAATACTGGAACTCCGCTTTGGGAATATGCTTCTGTAGATGGAAGAACAAATAATACTTTTGTTGCTACTGGATTAATACCTAACACATTATATTATTACCAGGTAGCAGCCGTTACACCGTATGATGTTGTAAATTGGACTGGTGCTGCATCTGGAACCTTTCAAGCACAAGATGCCGACGGCACAGCAGCTGGAGCTCTTGCAAGACTTAAATCTTTTATAGCAATAGGCGGAGCCTCCCAGGACTTGTTTAAAATAGGTACTGGTATTTCACAAAGTATTAATTTAAATACAGTACCTTTAACAAATCCATCTTTAACTTCTGGAACATATCATGGCATAATTTTAAACAAATCTACAACAAACGTTGGCAATAATTTTTGGCTTACGACTGGACAATTTAGGGTTGGAAACCCAACAGAGTTTTTATATTGGAACGGAACAGATTTATATTTAACTGGTAACGTTGATGCAACGGGAGGAAAATTTACTGGCAATGTTCAGCTAGCCGTACCTTCAGGAGGAACGTCAAGTGGAACTTTGTACGCTGGATCTTCGCCAACAAGCGGGGCTAGAGTAAGATTTAATGATTCTGGTATTTTTGCGTATGACGGAATTGCAACAGATGCAACCGTGGCCATTACAACTGCTGGACTTCTTGATGCTCGTAAAGGTTTTATAGGTGGCTGGACAATTAGCGGAACCTCACAAACAGTAGGCTCAATTTCTAAAAGCGGAACTATATTAGACAGCAATGGAAATATTACTTTAGGAGATACTACGGGAACCCTTGCTTCTATTGTTCGTCTAAGTTCAAATGATGCAACCTGGAGATTGTGGGTGGGCTCCCAAACAGGATCTAACGCTGCATTTAGAGTAGATAAAACTGGAAAGATGTATGCCACGGGAGCAGATATATCTGGAAACGTAGTTATTACTGGTGGATCAACCTTGACTGCAATCAATGCAAAAAAATCAATCTTCACTGGAACTTCAGCAACAGCAACAGCAGTTGGAGATCTATGGTTTGATACAGCTAATAATAATAGGCCAAAGGTTTGGAATGGCGCATCATGGGTTGACTATAGAGATTCTGGAATCACAACAGCAGTAAATGATGCAGCAACAGCTTTAACAACAGCAACAGGAAAAAATAAAACTTTTGTTTCTGGAACAGCTCCAACAAATGGAACTGGTGCTAATGCATTAAGAACTGGTGACATGTGGATAGATACAGCAAACGGAAATATATTAAAAGCATGGAATGGATCTTCATGGAATGCTTATCAAGACTCATCAATTGCAACAATAAATACTTCTCTTAGCACGAAGCTTAAAGCAAGCGCATATGTAATTGCAAATGCTTCTAATGAAATAACTGGTATAAGCGGTAACGGAATAAACATTTGGAGCGGTGCATCAAATGCAAGCAACACTGGCCCAGCGACATCTGGATCAAGAATCACATTGAACTCTCAAGGATTTCAGGCATACGACACAAGCGGAAACCCTACAGTAAGCATATTAACTGGAACGGGGTCGGCGTCATTTTCTGGAAACATAGCCGCAAAGTCTGGAACAATTGGTGGTTTTTCAATTGGAGCAATTGAAGGAGATCTAAGAGCGTCAACAAATCCAGATACTGGAGTTTTGCCTAGAATAATATTTGGAGACAAGGTGTACCTTGGATGGGTCTCTGGTGACAACTATGTATTTAGAATAGGAAATCCTTATTCAGAGAGAGTTAGATCTTTTAGAATCCAGACCATAACAAATGTAAATAGAATTGCAGTAGATGTTGCAAATGCAAGCGATCTTGATTATGCAGCAGAAATTAGAAATATTGTAAGGGCTGTAGGATTTAGACACATGGGCGACGGATTCGTATCAGACTCATCTAGGAGATATAAGGAAAATATAACAGAGGTCCCAAAGCATTACTATGAAAGAATCCTAGATGTTCCAATAAACTTTTATACATATAAAACAGATACAGATGAAATTGCTCACGAAATGAAGGGCACACATAGTTTCGGACCAATTGCCGAAGATATAGATGCATCTGGTCTTGGATACTTTGTTCAAAGAGATCTTACTGGCCAGATAACTTCGTTTAGAAATGAGCAGAAATATCCTTATTTATTAATACCAATTGTCCGTGATCTTAAGCTAAAGGTAGAAGAGATGGAAGCTAGAATATTAGAACTGGAGAATAGTTAATGTTTAAATTTTGGTGCTCAATATGCATAGACGATAAAGAACTCTACGCAGACTCAGTAGATAATGGGTGGGGCTATGCCACATGCCCAGACTGCGGTTCAAATTTAAAAGAACCGTTTTCAAGACATAGGGGAATTACCGATGAAGAAATGACAACGGAATCCTACAGAGCCCTACATGGGCTAGACAACAATACCCCATAATGGTATACTTTAAATCTATCAAGGAGATAAAATGGATAATAAATTAGAGCTAGTAGTTCAAGCCCTACAGCAACGCATTGGAGAATTGGTCTCACAATATGAGACACATATTGCATTGCTTCGTGCCGAGATCACACAATTAGCAGAACAAAATAAATTACAGGAAGTTCCATCAGAACAACCAAAGGAGTAAAAAATGGCAGAGCAGCTTATACCAACAAAAATTTCGGCAGGAGACCCAGTAACTTCTGACCTTATTGCCGCAATGATTCAGAATATTAATAAATTGGCTGCGCCAGCAACTCCAACTGTAATTAATATTCAAAATGCAGGAGCTAATACTCCAGTGGCTTCCGTTTCATCTACGGTTGTTGCTGTTCCATCAAGTAAATCAGTAAAGTCTTCTGATAAAAATGGAACACCAGCTAAAGTAAAGTTTGGCCAAACATTTAACGGAACACCAGACGTATGGGTTCAAATTAATACAATTGGACAAACATCTCCATCTTGGCCAAATTCACAAATTTTTATACAAGTTGAGAGTGTAACCGCAACTGAAGCAAACATTAGATTTAGAACAAATACTGCAAGCACTACTGTTAAATTTACCTTATTTGCAGCTGGAACATTAGTAGCAAAATAAGCTATTGACAATATGTATCAATATGTTACAATTACTGTAACATCAAAGTCACGTCTACGTGACTTTTTTATATATTAAGGGATTCAATGAGTAACGATTTAAAATGGATGCTGTCATCCGACCAGCAGTTCCCGTATCAAGACGATAAGATGATTGCGCTTTGGTTTAAGGTAATGAAGTGGTTTAAGCCAGATGTAGTAGATTACTTAGGCGACACAGACGATCAAGCTTGCTATAGTAAATACACTGAGGGAAGATCGGCAGAGTTTTTAAATTTACACAAGACCGATAGTCGTGATCTCATTGTTCCTATGATGCGGCATGAAGCAAAAGGCGCAAGAGATTTTTATACAAAGACAAGAGAAATGTTGCCAGACGCACAACTATTTTCAGCTCTTGGAAATCACGACGTTAGAATCTTTAATTACGTAGATGCAAAGCTCCCAGATTATATTAACGAAGTAACCCCAGAAGCGCTATGGGGACTAGACTCGCTGGGATACGAGTACATTCATTACAATGAACTACCTAAGCGTAGATTTGGAGACATCCACGTCCACCATGGAATTTCAATTGCAGCAACTGGATCTGTTCGTAAAGACATGGAAGACCTTCAGGTGTCTTTGATTCGTGGACACTCACACAGATTGGCAGCCCACCTAGTTACTTATGAGCTAAGAAATGAAGGTCAGGGAGAAACTCTTCGTGGATATGAACTGGGTCACATGTGTGATGAAAAGGGTCCTGGAATGAAGTATATGCAACATCATGATTGGCAAAAAGGATTTGCCATTGCTCATATTGTTAATGACTACCCGCATATTCAGATGATTCATGTTGCACCTGATTATTCATGCGTTGTTGACGGGAAGACATTTACCTTATAATGTGGTGCGGAAAATGTAGAGGCAGAGTTTTTGTAGACAGAGTTTTTTCTCAAAAGCTGCACATGGAGCTGTTTTGCATTATGTGTGGTAAGCGATGGATGGTTAATAAAGAAACGAGTGGTTTTGGAAAATGGCTGGAGCTAAAAGAAACGGCAAATCAAAAAGCTTACGGTATTTCTTCTTAAACGATAAAATACATAAAGTTTTAAAATCATCAAGATCTAAAGACGAAATAATTGCTTGGTGCTACCCAGAGAAGAAAAGAGTCATGTACTCATATTCCCAGGTTAAAAAAAATATGGAAACTGCATATACTGTTGTAGAAGTTGCTTCTATGCTAAACAAGCATAGGGTAACTATACAAGAATATATATTAAATGAAAAAGTGGCCACTCCTCAAAAGATATATCCAATAGGACAGCCAGACAGCGAAAACTGGTCACAGTATATGTTTAACCAAAAAAACATATTAGACATACACCAACATATATTAGATTCAGGACACTCAAAAGAAATTCCATCAAAAGCAGAGGTGCAAGCTCTTCTCAAAAACAATTTAGTATTGTATACTAAGACAGAAGAAGGCAAGTTTGTACCAGTTTGGAAGGCGGAATAATGACATTTAATGCTTGGTATAAGATTGAATCTGGAGCAGAAAAGAAGCGTAAAAGAGAGCAAGAGGTTGCATACTGGAACTCGTTAAACGGTCCAGTGGTAATAAAGAGTTCTAAGGATGAGTCTGATGGCAAGTAGCCGTATTGTTATTTGCCCAACATGTAATAAAGAGCTTGAGGTAAGATCTGATTTTGCACACATAACATTGTTTAACCATATTAAAAAGGAGCACAAGTGACAACAAGAGTTAAGGTAGACCTTTCATTTACAAGAAACCTTGGAAATTACGAAAGCATTAAAATAGGCGTTGGTATTGAAGACGATGTTCGTCAAGGAGAAACTGTTGATGCTGCCACAGAAAGAGTATATGCTTTTGTTGAAAACAAGCTAATTCAAAAAACAGAAGAAGTAGAGGAAGAGTTGAAGCGTGGCAAATAACAGAGAGCCTTATATTTTACTTACAATGTATCAAAACTTATACAAAGATAAATATGGACGCACAATTACAATAAACAAGTTTCGTGAAAAGTGGGCTATGCAGGATGTAATTGATAGTGTTGGTTTTGACCGTGCAAAAGATTTGTTAGAATATTATTTTGGATTGTCTAAAAACGGACACCCACTGCAGTTCTTTTTTTATAATTTTGATAAAATGGATATGCTAAAATTAGAGATTGAAAAAGATAAAGAAAAGCGTCGTTTGTTATTAGAAGAAACGAAGAAGATGGTAGAACAAGGCGGAATAGAATGAATACAGAAGCAGAGCTAATCTCGGCGGTATGCAAAAATAAAGACATAAGCACACTTCTTGCAGACAATGTAGACGATCTATTTACTTCGCATAAAGATATTTGGGACGGGCTAAAAGCTTATTATTACAAATTTAAGGCTGTTCCAGAGGCGGGAATCCTGCAAGAAAAGTTTAAGGACTTTGAGCCTCTAGACGTAAAGGGACAGACTGGATATTATTTAGATACGCTTAAGAATGAGTTTATATCAAACAAACTAAAAACAATTATTCTTAGAGCAGGATCATCTCTTAAAGAAGATGCTGCATCTAGAGTTCTTGAAAACATGCAATCTCAATTGGCTGGTCTTAGCAGATTTACTAATAATGTAAGAGACCTAGATGTAACAGACTCAGAATCAGCAATTAGATATATGGAATTGTTAAAGGTAAGGTCTAGCGAGATGGGTGGTTCTCCAGGCATTAAAACTGGTTTTGAGGCCATAGATCTTGCATACCCAACAGGTATGGCTCCAGGGCACCTTATCGTTGCTATCGGCTGGCCAGGGCGTGGTAAGACCTGGTTTACATCATATTTGGCCTGCAAGGCTTGGGAACAAGGCTTTAAGCCTATGATCGTATCCCTTGAAATGTCCCCAGAAAATATGCGTGACCGCATATACACAATGCTTGGCTCTGGACTATTTAAGGCCTCAGATTTCTCAAAAGGAGATATTAATATAGATAGCTTTAGAGCATGGAGCTCTAAAAAGTTTGCAGATAAAAATAGCTTTATTCTTATTTCTAACGAAGGAAATGTTGAGGTCACTCCCGCCACCATTCAGGGTAAGATCGATCAGCACAAACCAGATTTAGTTATTCTTGATTATCATCAATTATTTAATGACAATAAAAGAAGTAATTCTGAAGTTGAAAGAAATCGAAACGTTTCTCGTGAATTTAAAATGTTGGCGGTATCTAACAATATTCCTATCATTGACATCACAGCAGCCACTGCAGACGATGTATCTGATCAAGACAATCCACCAATGATGTCACAAGTTGCCTGGTCAAAAGCTATTGAGTATGATGCAGATATGGCTATGGCGGTGCATAGATACCCAGGAACAAATATGATTGAGGTCGTTTCACGAAAAAATAGGCACGGGCATGAATTTGGTTTATACTTAGACTGGGATATCAACAGGGGTATCGTCAAAGAAATTTATGAGAATCCATTCCAAAACAATGAATCACAAACCGATAAAAAGATTTCAAGTTAAAGTTGAATTTCTAGATGACTCTGATATGGTTAGGGTAAAGCATCAATACGAAAGCATGCTAACCCATCAAATGAGAGACAAAGGGTATCTTAGGGTACTTGACATAGACACCAACTTTTCGGTAGAATTTGACGGCACAACATGGATGTTTTTAATGACACTCTATGGAACATACGTAGGAAAGAAGAAGGCATGGCAGCACGAAGCAATTACGCAAGGAAAGCTGATACCACGCAGTACTCTAAGCAGCATATAAAGGCAATCGTAAAAAGCCTTGGCTTGCAGTTTGCTGGTGAGACAGATATAGAGATATCTTTTTACTGCCCATTTCATTCTAATAGACATAGCGCAAGCTGCAGTATCAGTAAGACGACTGGTGCGTGGCTATGCTTTAATCCTTCGTGTGGCGAAACTGGATCGATAATTGAGTTGGTTAAAAAAGTTTTACATAAAAATGATTTTGAAGCAATGAGATACGTCTACTCAAAAGAAGCAGAAACACTAGAAAATTTTGATGATCTTCTTAATGATGCTCTTGAAGAAAAGCCTGAATTTGAAGAATTCCCACAAGAAATATTAGATAGACTACATGCAGACTTAGCAGGAAACCTAAGCGCAAGAGAGTATTTTAAGTCTCGTGGGATCAATGAAGAGTCCATAAATTATTTTTGGCTGGGATACTCTTCCCCGACAAACATGGTGTCTGTTCCAGTCCATAGCCCAGACGGATTGCCAGTCGGACTAGTTGGTAGATCTATATCAGAAAAGAAATTTAAAAATAGCACCAACCTGCCTAGAAGTAAAACTATGTTTAATATTCATCGTGCTAAAAAAATAGGAGATAACGTTATTATTGTGGAATCTAGTTTTGATGCAATCCGTGTGCATCAAGCTGGGTTCCCCAATGTTATTGCAACTTTAGGAGGCCACATATCGACAGAGAATGTATCTCTGATAAATAGATATTTTAATAAGGTAACGCTAATGACTGATTCTGATCACGCTGGTCGTGAGCTTGCAAGCAGCATAGCCTCCAGATTAAAAAATAAAGACCTCTTGTGGGCTTCTTATGAATATGGTAAGATATATCCACATGATGCAAAAGATGCTGGCGACATGACCGAAGAGGAAATTAAAGCCTGTATTAAGAACGCAGTTTCCAATATTGAGTATCAATCTTGGACCCATGAGAAATAATAAACAGATGGATTTACACCATCAACTACAAAGGAGAAATATATGGGAATAGTAAAAGGTTTAAAAGATCTTAACAAGGTTATGGATAAGCCGCAGTCAAGCGGTGGCGATGGCGTAAAAGGACGCTGGGTAAAGCTAGAGGATGCAGAAAGCGTTAAAATTCGTTTCTTGCAGGAGCTAGACCCAGACTCACCTACATATAACGAAAAATCTGGACTTGGATTTATTGCAGTAGAGCATACAAATCCAAAAGATTACAGACGCAAGGCCTTATGTACAATGGACGATCAGGGCAAGTGTTATGGTTGCGAGCAGCACCGAAAAGACTATAAGGCTGGATGGAAAGGTCGTTCACGACTTTACATCAATGTTCTTGTAGATGACGGCAAGGAAGACCCATACGTTGCAATTCTTTCACAGGGCTCAAGTGGAAAGACAATCACACCAACCCTAATTGAATATGCTGGTGAAATGGGGAGCATTACAAACTTAATGTGGCGTGTAAAGCGTTCTGGCACTAAGACAGATACAAGCTACACAATAATTCCATTAGCAAAAGACGAAACTCCATTTGACTCGTCAGCTCTAGAGCTTTTTGATCTAGAGACAACCGCAGTTCGTGATATGCCGTATACGGAGCAAGAGTCCTTTTTTGCTGGAGATAGCACTCACGCAGAAGAGTCTTCATCAACTAGTAGTAATTTAGACTGGTAGTAGTTGTGGGGCGGGAATCCGCCCCACTCTACCAGAGTAGCCCAGCGGTAGAGGCGGTAGACTTAAAATCTATAAAGCGTGGGTTCGAATCCCACCTTTGGTACAAAACAGAAAATGGCGGAAATGATTAACTTAGAGATACCAGATCCATTTGAGACATTTGTTTCAAATAAGTATAAAAATTATATAGGTGCAGTATACGATTTCTTTGCTAGAGAATGGCATATGAAATGTGGATGCTGTAAAGAAGATTTATATGCACCAAACAAAAAGACAATGACTAAGATTAGACTTTATCATACTCGAAACGAATGCTTAGGCGGATATTAATGAGCTTTACACACCTACATGTTCACTCCTACTATTCATTAATGGATGGACTAAATTCACCTAAAGAATTATGCCAAGCAGCGTTAGATGCTGGGCAAACTGCGATTGCAATTACAGACCATGGTACTCTCTCGTCACACAGAGATATGCAAATTGCCGCAAAGGAAACTGGCATTAAGCCAATTCTTGGTGTTGAGGCGTATATTTCTCCAACCGATAGGTTTGATAGATCATCTAAAACAGATAAGTCTATTCAGGCCTATAAC